TCATTTTTGAATACTAAATACATACACGACAATGATTTTTATCAATCTCATTCTTATGTGGTCGAAACTGGTCTGTCGTTGGATAAATATAGAGATATACTATTGCAAACAGCTCACATTGCAGGTACCAAATTATTTGGTAGAGTTATTAAAGAATCGTCAATAGAAAGCGTAGCAACAGTAAGTAACAGCTCAATAGGGGCCTTATAATAAATGGGTAAGTTAGTAAAATCAGAATTAAATACACATAATGCAAAGCAATTTGTTGAGTCTATCAATGAAACTGCTAACTCATTGTACTATGTTTACATAGGTAAGCACACAGCTTTCCCTAACGATTTGTCGCCTCCTACAGCAAACAATTCAAACGAATCTTCTTTCTACCAACAATATAGAGATATGATTTACGGTAAACAGATTACTACATCTGATGTAAAACATATGGTAGATAAGAATGCTTGGTCAAACGGAACAGTATATGCACAATACTCTCACAAAGATGGTGGACTAAAAGATAAAAAGTTTTTTGTATCCGTTGAAGAAGCAAATGGTAACTATAGTGTATTCAAATGTTTATTCAATAACAAGGGTGCTCCATCAACAGATGAACCAACTAAAACAGAAACACAAGCAAACGACACTCTTTATATAACTACAGCTGACAAATATCAATGGAAATATATGTTTGATATTACAGGCGATGAATATGCTAAGTTTAATACAGCAGATAAAATACCATTCAAAGAAGATACAGCAGTTACAGGAAATGCAGTGTCAGGAGCTATTGATGTAGTAGATGTTATTAGTGGTGGTACAAGATATAAGTCTGTAGCAAATGGAGTTGTTACAGATGCTACAGTTGGTGGTAATAACTTAATGATTGAGATAGCATCATTAGTAAGTGCTAACTTAGCTTTAACTAATACAACTTCAAACGGTTCAAACTCAGCAATAGGTGTAGAGAAAATTGATCTATTAGGAAAATTTGCTAACGGTGATTTGTATGATGGTAATACAGATCCAAATACAGCTAACAATATTGCAAACGGTGTTGTGGTTGTAGCTAATAGTACAGTATTGAAAGTAGTTGATATTGCTGGTGATATGTTAAATGCTAATTCAACTAACGTAGTTGTAAAAGGTCAAAGCTCAAAAGTACTTACACAAGTGTCAAGTATTTTATCAGACACTTCAACTATTTCATCAAACACAGATTTTTATAAAGGGTCTGCTTTCACTATTGTACACGGTACTGGTAGTGGACAGACTAAAACAATTAGTGAATACATTGTCACAGGATCAGCAAGAAGAGTATTAATAACAAATGCTTTCTCTACTTCTATTGATACCACATCAAGATTTGAGATTACACCTAAGGTGACTATCTCTGGTGATGGTACAGGAGCAGAAGGTAGAGCAATAGTTAATACAGCTAACTTCTCTATTGATACTATCGAGATGACAAGTAGAGGGTCAGGTTATACATTCGCAAGTGCTCAAGTGTTGGGGAACACAGGAATTGTAGAAAGTGGAACAACTGCCCAAGCTAATAATGCAAATGTTGTACCTATTATAGGGCCACCAGGTGGTCATGGTTCTGATCCTATCAATGAATTATATGCAGACACAGTTGGGGTATCTGTAGACTTTGTTGATGATGAGGGTGGAAACACTCCTGCAAAGAATGATTTCAGAACAGTTGGAATAATAAAAGATCCTCTTTTTGCAAATGTTGTATTAACAATGAATACTTCTACAAGTAATTCTGGTACATCATTTACAGCTGGAGAAAAGGTCACTCAAGATTCAAACGCTACTCATGGAGGAGCGTATGGTTATATAACATCAAGAGCAACAGGAACATTAAATTTAGCAAATGTGTATGGGCAATTCCATTCAAGTCTAAGAATTACAGGAGCTGATTCAACTAAGACAGCTAACGTACGTGCTGTGACAACATCAGATAAATCAACATCTAATGCATCTACTTTCGATCAAAGATTAAGATTAACTGGTTTTGTAAACAGCTCTAGTGTTGCTTTTACAGCAGATGAGACAATTAAACAGGATTCTACTGACGCGAATGGTGCTGTACACTTTATAAATACTTCTAGTGGATCGGTTATGTCGATTACTAATAAGAAAGGAAACTTCTTAGCAACAGATACTGGTAGTGGTACTTTCTATTATATTAGAGGTCAATCAAGTGGAGCTGTAGGATACTTTGTAGACACAGCAGGACCAGACATAGTACCTAACTCAGGCGAGATTATGTACGTAGAAAATATATCTCCGATTACTAGAGATGACAGTCAAACAGAAAGAATAAAGGTAATGATTAAATTCTAGAGAATAAAAGATGGCAACAGAAACAGATCTAAATGTAAATCCGTATTATGATGACTTTGATGAGTCAAAGAATTATCATAGAGTACTATACAAGCCAGCCGTAGCGCTACAGGCTAGAGAGCTTACGCAAGCTCAAACTATATTGCAAAACCAGATAGAAAGATTTGGTCAACATATCTTTAAAGAAGGATCTATCATTAAAGGTTGTAATTTCAATTTCAGAAGTGATATTGAATATGTTAAAATATTAGATAAAAATATTGCAGGAACAGATGTTAATGTTGGTTTAATTAGTGATGGAGATTATCTAAGAGGACAAACAGCTAACTTGGTATCAAGAGTATCAGACACAGCATCAGGACTAGAATCACAGAATCCAAACTTAAACACTTTATTCTTTAACTATATTAGTTCAGACAACACAACAACAGAATATGCTAATGGTGAGATATTAGAAGTATATCCATCAACTACAAGTATAGCAAACATTCAAGTCACAGCAATTGGTGACAATTATAATAATACTGACACAGTATCAATAACATCTACCAATGGTGGAAACGCAACAGCAACAGTTAACACATATTCAAACGGATCTGTAGAATCAATTACAGTGACAGCAAACGGTTCTGGCTTTACAGCAGACGATTATCCAACAGCAAGTGTATCAGGTAATTCAACAGCTGATGGTGCAACATTAAGAGTAAACTTAAAAGAAACAATGAGAGTGACAGTAGCAAACTCTAGTTTCTTTGATAGTGGTGGTAATACACAATTCAATGTCACAGGTAAAGCATATGAGATGTCAGTTGATGATGGTATAGTATTCCAAAAAGGATTCTTCCAAAGATTCCCAGAACAATCAATCATTGTATCAAAATATACTAATAGACCAAATGATACAATAGTAGGTATACAAACTACAGAAAGTACAGTTAATAATAGTGTTGATACATCACTATTAGATAATGCGTCTGGATTTGCAAATGAAAATGCACCAGGTGCTGATAGATTAAAACTAGATCCAGTATTAGTTGTTAATACAACAACAAATGCAGAAGCATCTAATAACTTCTTAAAGATAGCAGAATTCAAATATGGTAGTGTTGTTCATAAGAACCAAAGTGCTGTATTGTCATCACTCGGTGATGCACTTGCAGCTAGAACATATGAAGAAAGTGGCGACTATGTTGTAGAGCCTTTCCAACTATCTACAGAAGAAATAGTAGGAAACACTACTCACATATCAACAACAGTTGGCCAAGGTATAGGTTATATACAAGGTAAGAGATTTGAACTAACAGGAACAACAAGAGTAGAATTACCAAAAGCAACTATCTCAACATCTAAAACTCAACAAGTATCAGCTAACTATGGAAACTATGTAAAAGTAAATGAGCTAGTTGGTGAGTTTGGTGCAGAAACAAATGACATGGTTCTTATTCTTGATGCAGCAATGGATGGAGTTAGCGGTGGAGCTAATAGCTTTACAGGTTCAACAGCAGCAAACAATACACACGTTGTATATGATGGCGTCACTGCTAATGTAATAGGTACTGCAAGAGTTAGAGCACTAACAATGGAAGACAGCAATCCTTCAGCTGCAGGATGTGATTGGAACATGTATCTTTATGATATAAAAATGAATTCTGGTAAAGCATTTAGATCGCAAGCAAAATCATTATGGCATTACACAGGAACAGAATATAGTGCAACTGGAGCAGAATCAAACTTAGCAGCAGAAGGTGTTGCTGATATAGTATTAGAATCAAGTAAAGCAGAAATAAAAGATCCAAGTTTCAACAAACTTGTATTTCCAATTGGACAGAAAGGTGTTAAAGCTGTTAATGCATCAGGTACATATACATTTAGAAAAAGACAAACAGGTACAATAGCTGCTAATGGTACATTAGTATTAACATTAACTGGTGACCATACATTCGGATATGGTGATACAGCTCTGAATGAAGTACAAGAAAAAGATTTAGTAATTATTCCAACAGCATCAATTAACTCAAGTGCAGCTTCAGACAGTAATGCTGATGTAGATGGTACAGGTACAAAATTAGTTACAGCCGCAACTACAGCAGGTTTAAGAGCTGGTGACTTTGTATTCATTGACACTACATTAAGACAAGTTAATAATATTGTTAACAGTACAGCATTTAATTGTACAGTTAATGTTGGTGTTGATCATAATGCTAACGCAACAATTTTAAGAACATTCCCTAAAGGGTATCCAATATCATTACACGATAGAACATATGCTAACGCAACAACAAGTTCATCTGGTCAAAATTTACAAATAGAAGTTGGTATGACAAGTACTGCTGACTCTCATGTTGATCTTTCAGGTACATGTGCAGTTGCCGTTACTCATAATGTTGTAGATACAACTGAGGGCGGAAGAACTAAAGCATATCAAACATCTGAAATTGGTATTGATACAGCTAACAACACTGCAACAAATGCAGGTCCATGGTCACTTGGTATACCAGATGCTCACGAACTTGTATCAGTATTCATAGGACCAGATGCAACATATACATCAGTTGCAGAGAGTGATTGGACAGATGTGACAAGCAAGTTTGAATTAGTATCAGGACAAACAGATAGTCTTTATGGTTTATCACAATTAAGAATAAAACCAAATAGTGGATATACAGTCACAGCAGGAAAACACTTAGCTGTTAAATTTAGACACTTTAAAGAATCAGGATCTGGTAAAGGTTTCTTCACATATCAATCATACAATGGCATCATTGATGATGCTAATACAGCAAACACAACAGCTATCACAACACAAGCAATACCAGTATTTGTATCGCCTAGTGATGGTAAAGAATTCTCATTAAGAGATTCAATTGACTTTAGACCTTATGTTAGCAACACTGCTACATTAGGTGGAGCATTCTCTAATGGTATAGGAACAGCAACAGAGAATCCAACTACCACAGAAGTAATTGATTCAGATTCATTTGTGACAGTCCCGAATAAACTGTGGACATCAAACGTAACATTCTATCTACCAAGAAAAGATAGACTGATTATAGAAGACGGCGCAATAAGAGTTATAAGCGGTGAGCCAAACGTCAACCCAAGACTGCCAGATCTACCACCTCTGTCAATGCAGTTAGGAACAATTGATGTCCCAGTATATCCAACATTAGATGTAGCATCTGGAAGATATTATAAGAGACCAGACTTAGCAGCAAGATTAAGAGCTACTCAGTTGAAGAGATATACAATGAAAGATATCAAAGCTATTGACGATAGAGTTAATAACCTTGAGTATTATTCATCATTGAATCTATTAGAGAAAATGACATCAGACCAAGTACTTGAAGGAAGAACTGATTCAACATTAAACAGATTCAAGCAAGGATTTATTGTTGATAACTTTGCTTCAATGACAACTGGTAATCCATTGAATACAGAATTCAAAGCTGGTTATGATACAGCAAGACAATTGCTTACAGCAAGATTTGAACAATACCACATTGATCTAAAATACAATAGTGGTGCTAATATTAATAAACAAGGTGATGTTATAACACCAAGATTACAACAAGTTCAAATTATTAATCAGAATAAAGCAACACAAGACAGAAGATGTACTTCACAATTCTGGAAGTATAATGGTGTACTATCATTATTCCCAGATTATTTAAGTACTACAGATACAGTAAAAGCTCCAGAGCAACCAGTACAGATTGATATAGATGTTGCATCTGGAACATTAGCATTGTTAGAAGAATTACAGAAAGCAATGCCAGCACAGTTTACTTCAGAAGAAGTTATTGCTGAAGAAGTTAATACAAGATTAACTTCAAGTACTGAAACAGATACTACAAGAACAGATAGTTTTGAAACTGTGCAAACACAAACAATTCAAAGAACTACTACAACATTATCAGGTAGAGCAAAAACTACAGCTAAGAAAGTTGGTGAGTTTGTCACAGATGTTTCTTTCCAACCTTACATACCTGGTATAGATTTAAGATTTGTATGTACAGGATTAAGACCAGGTTTAAGACATTATGTCTACTTTGATGAAGTAGATGTTAATGAGCACGTTGTACCTGCAACAATATTTAACTCTATAGATAGTCAAAATGATGTTGAGTCATTAACAACTACAAGAGCTAAATCAATGATCAAAAGATCCGGTGCTAAAGGATCAGCATTAAGTGCAAACAGTTCAGGTGGCTTAGCTGGAATAATAAGAATACCAGCTGAAACATTCTTTGCTGGAGAAAGAAAAGTAGTCGTTGCAGATATTAGTAATCTAAGTCAAGTTAGTGATACTGTATCAACAGCTACAGCAAGATTCAATTGTTATAACTTCTCTGTTGAGACCAATGATATAATTCAATCAACAAGAACAGCTGAAATATCTTCATCTGATTCAACAGATGTCTTTATGAGAAGAAGCTCAAATACATCTGAAGTGGTGACAACATTACCAGCACCACCAGCAGTTGTTCCAGTAGTAAACACATTACCTACAAATAATGTTGTGACACCTATAACAATAGTACCACAACCAAGCAGCAATCCAATTGTAGCACCTTCTGTTAACTCAGTAGTCACTCCTGCAAGACCAGTAGCAAGAGAAAGATGTGCTCCAATGAGAGGAAGAAGAGGAAGAGGCGGAGGCCGAGGTGCTCCAAGTTTTGAAGCTGCAGAAATGAGAAGAGAGATAGATGGAGGATGTAGACCAAGTGGAGATCCATTAGCTCAAACATTCTTACTAGAACCAGGAATGTTTGGCGAATCTAAGATTGGTTATATAACATCTCTTGATTTATTCTTCTCAGCAAAAGATGCAAACATGGGTACAATTGTAGAGATTAGAGAAACAATAAACGGAGCTCCAGGACCAAGAGTATTACCATTCAGTAAAATAAGATTAGCTTCATCACAAGTTAATACATCTACGGATGGATCAACAGCAACAACAATTAACTTTAAAGCTCCAGTAGCAGTAGATACAGAAAAAGAATATTGTTTTGTGATTATGCCAGAAGGTAATTCACCAGACTATAAAGTATTCACAGCTAAAGCTGGTCAGAAAGATTTAAACACAAGTATACCAGTTAACCAAGACTGGGGATCTGGTACAATGTTCTTATCAACAAACAATAGAACATGGACAGAATATCTTGATGAAGATACTAAATTCTTACTTAAAGCAGCATACTTCACAGATACTTTCTCAACAGTTGATTTAGTAAATGAAGACTACGAGTGGTTTACAGCTAACAATAGTACAATAAATGGATCATTCCAACAAGGTGAAGAAGTATTCAAACAAGCAGCAAACGCAAGTGGTAATGTTGCAATCAATGTTGGTAATAACATTATAGTTGGAACAGGTACAGACTTTACATCACCTGCATTAGCAGCTGGTGATAAAATTGTATTAACAGGAAATACAACTTCATTTGATGTTGTAGAAGTTAACAGTGTAGCAAACGCAACATATATGACATTAAGAGGTGCACCTAAATTTACATTTGCAGCAAGTGCTGGTAGATATAAGTTCACGCCAACAGGTACATTCAAGTCTCTTGATGCACCAACAGATACATTATTTGTAGCAGATAGTACAGCAACTAACAGTACTTTCTTATTTGCTAACCAAGATGTTATCATTGGATGTGATAGTAATGCAAATACAACTATTGATAAACCAGTTAATACTAATGTAAGTTATCACGAACCAAGACTTTATAAGACAGTAGTACCAGGAACATCAGTTAGAACATTATTAGGATCTAATACTACAAATGGTGTATTGATTTCAACTAACGATAGAAACTATCCATTAGAAACTTTAACTATTAATTCTAAGTCTAATGAGATATCAGGAACAACATTAACTAAATCATTAGTATTAAGACATGAGTTATCTGCTAAGAGCAGATGGACAGCACCAATGATTGATCTACAATCACAAGGGTTATTAGCATATGAAAACATTATTAACAATCTTACAACTAATGAGCATCTAACAAACTCAGGCAGTGCAACATCAAAATATGTTTCAAGAGTTATAACATTAGCAGATGGAATGGATGCAGAAGATATTAAAGTATTTGTAAATGCTTACAAACCAGCAAACACAGATATTAAAGTATATGCTAAAGTATTGAATGATGTAGATACTAAGAGTTTAGATGATACAGACTGGTCACCATTACAAGCAACACAAAACAAGAATTTGTTTAGTAGTGAAAGAGAAAGAAAAGACATTATAGAATATGGATTTGAATTCTTAGATACACCAGAGACTACAAATAAAGTTGGTCAAATAGAAACACAAGGTAATACTCAAATCAAAGGTGTTGGTACATTATTTGATGCAGACTATTCAGCTGGCGATCTAATTAAGATTGAAGGTGCAAACACAGCAACAGATTATCAAATTAGTAGAGTATCATCCGTAACAAGTAATACAGTATTAGATGTTGTTGATTCACCTACAGCTGCAACAGGTCAGATGCATGGTAATGTAGACAGTGGATTCATTAATGGTGTATTCAGAGATCCGAAAGCACCTACAGCATTCACAGCAACATACTATAATAAAGACTTTGAAAAGTTTGTAGGGTATTCAAAACTATTAATTAAGATTGTAATGACTTCTGAGTCTACAGCGAAAGCACCAGTGCTTCAAGACTACAGAGCAATAGCGGTAAGTTTATAATGAAAAAAGTGACACTAATTGAAACAGAGAAAGCAGGATTATACAGAGAACAATCCTCAATGGGACTCATAAATAATGATAAGGCTGCATACGCAAGATACAAAGCACAAAGAGCAAAAGCTAATAATGTGCAAGCATTAGGTGATGATGTTGCTAATTTAAAACAAGATATGTTAGAGATTAAGAATATGTTGATAACACTGACAGAGGGGGTATCAAATGGCAAGTAATAATTATTTAAACGCCAACGTCGTACCTTCATCTGATACATTTAGAGAGTGGTTAGACCTTACAAATAGAATTACATACGACATGGAAAAGGTTGTCGTATCTACTGTTGCAAATACACAAGGAGCATGTACATCAGGTAATGCTTATGTAAATGGTTTCTTTAGTGCTAACACATTGTTAGTAGAAGATACATTGAAAGGTGTAGGAGCAACTGGTTCTGTTTATGGAACAAAGGCAGCTGCTGCTAATTTAGTTATAAGTTCTAATGTAGTATTCATTGCTAACAGTACTGCTAATGCAATTATTCATGCTCAATCAAATGCACACTTTACAGGAACACAAGTAGAAGCTAGTTCAAATGTAGTTATAAATTCTACATCAACATCTTTTACATCTAATGCAGCAACAAACATATTCAATACTAAGATAGATGCAAATGCTAATGTAGATATTGATAATGCATTGACAGATATTACTTCTACTAATTTAGCAATCACAGGTACAGAAACAAACATAGATGCTAATACAGTATTCACAGCTAATGTTAATATACATTCAGATACAGCAGACTTTAATATTGGTGCTGATGAAGTAGTAATCAATTCTTCTGCTACATCATTTACATCTAATGCAACAACAAATATATTCAATACTAAAATAGATGCAAATGCAAACTTAGACATTGATGCAGCACTTGTTGATATAGCAGGTGGTAATGTAGTATCAAGCTCAAATGTATCTATCACAGGTGTTAACACTTCAATAACAAGTACAAAGATTGTTCTTGGTGATGCAACTACAGATGATTTAACAGTAGGTGCAGACTCAGTATTCAATGGTAATGTACAAGTCACAGGTGCATTAGTAGATGTAGACCAAGACTTAAATGTAGATGGAGACGTCACATTAAATGCTAACTTAGTAATTGGATCAAATAATTCAGATGGTGCAAACATACAATCATTAATTGTAAGTAGTGTTGAACCATCAGCAAACGGAAAAGTTTTAGGACATGCAGACAGAAGATGGGCTGCAGCATTAACAACAGCAAATACTTCAGGTGATATAACAGCAGGTGCTGACGTAGATATCACAGGTGAAGTAAACGCAGCAAGTGCAGCAATAGTAGGAGCTGCAACAGTAGGAACAACATTAGGCGTCACTGGAGTAGGTACATTTGGAAATGATGTAGATATTACTGGTGAAGTAAATGCTGCAACAGCAGCAATAGTAGGTGCAGCAACAGTAGGTGGAAACTTAACTCTATCTGGTGACCTAGATGCTGCAAACAATAAAGAAGCAAATGTATACAATGCAGTAGTAAGAAACGATCTTACTGTCACAGCAGACAGTGTATTAAATGGTAATGTCACAGCTAACTCTGCTAAAGACTTTGTAATAGGTAATAGTTCATACACAGCATTACAATCAAACGTATCAAGTAATGTTAAAACTATTGCAGTAGGTAGTGTAGCTGATTCAAATAACAGATTAACAATAAAAAGTGTTGTAGGTACAAGTACATTTGGACTAATGCCATTGCACGGTAATAATATTGCATTTGGTAATAACACTAACAGATGGCACAATGCATCATTTACAAATGCAAACACATCTGGTACACTTACATCTACTGGAGTTATAACAGCAAGTGCTAATATAGAAGCAGCTGCAACAACAAATACAAATGTATTAAAAGTCACAACAACATCCACAATGGGTGGTAAATTAACTATATCATCAGACGGTGCAGCAATAACTGGACCAGTAGATTTAGTTAACTCAATTAACGTTGGTGCTAATGTAGGTATGACTACAGCACATATGTTAGTTAAAGGAACAGCAACGGTTGGCAATCTGATTGCTAACTCATCAGTCTTACATGTTGGAAATACTGGAACCAATACACATATATCAAAAGCAGGTATTGATACTGATGGAACATTAGCAGTACTAAAAGCTGCAACATTCTCAAACACAATAACAGCAACAGGATTTATTAACTCAGCAACATCTGTAGAGACTGCAGGTAATATTAAAGCAGCAAGTGCAAATGTTTCTGGTCACACAAACGTTGCAACATTAGGAGCAACTGGAGCTGTAGATTTAGACAGCACATTAACAGTTGAAGGATTAACTAACTTAAAAGGATCAGTTGATCTAGGTGATGCTGCAACAGACACAGTATCATTTGTAGCAGATGTTGATACAAATATATTACCAAGTGCTAACGGAAAAGCGTTAGGTGCAGATACTGCAAGATGGGCAGCAGCATTTACTGATGCTAATACATCTGGCGATCTAACAGTTGGTGATGATATTAACTTGGCTAATACAAGTAATGTTATATTCTCTAATACAGGTATAAGTGCTAATGCAACAACTTTATCATCTAACAATCTTACTGTCGACCATTTACAAGTTGGCGTATCAGCAACATTACCAGATGATACAGCACTAACAGCAAGTACATTGAGTGCTGCAAATGGTACTATAACAAACAACTTCCAGATAACTGGAGCAACTGCTGGAGCAGCAAATAGCGTATTCACAATTGGTAATGGATCCAATACTGTACACATTGAATTTGCAAACGCTGCAGCTAATGGTCATTTGTTAGCAAAAACAACTAACACATCAGATATAGGATCCGCAGCAAAATCATTTAGATCTGGATACTTTGATACAAGCATTGTAGTTGGAGATACAGTTGCTAATACAACAGCATTACTAGCTGACTTTGTT